CGAGGTAACACCTTTAGGTGTAAAGAAACCTAGTATTTATGCGGGTTTGCGGGGTTTGATACCGAGTTCAAATCTCCCTTCCGCTACTATTTTTTTTAAAATTGAAAACCTTGTGAAGCCTTGATTTTACTGGAAGAAAGGAGATTCTGAATGGTGTCTTTTCTGAAAGTAAAAATCAAAGGTAACACCAAAGGTAACACGAACAAATGTATGGACGCTTGATGCGTTCTTTTTTATTGCAATTTTGGCGGTAATGCGGCGGGAAACAGGCGTTATTTAGACGGTATTCTGGCGGTTTTACCGTCTTTTTTTATGCCACAATATAAGCAAAGGGAGGGATGATAATGTTTTCTGACGATGTTCTTGAGAAAATTTTTGCCAGAAAAGAATTGCAATCATTAGATTTGTCAACGCAGTCATCTATCATTCACGCAATCGAGGATGTTTTAGAGGAGGTTGAAGAAAATGAACATGAACGGAGTTTATTCGGCACCGGGCTATAGTCAGCAAATTCCTTATCAGGCATCATATGGGTATAATCCATATGGTAATCAGCAAAGAATTGAACAGCCGCAAAATTATTTTCAACCGGCGCAAACACAGCAAATTCAGCAGCCACAAATGACGCCTATTGGAATAAATGGAAAAATTGTGCCTTCTGTTGAAAATATTACTGCAAACGATGTGCCGATGGATGGAAGCGTGGCGTTTTTCCCAAAGCAGGATATGTCGGAAATATACGCCAAAAGCTGGAACGCAGATGGTACAATCCGCACAATCGTTTTTAAGCCGGTTTTAAATGATATGACTAACAATTTATCGCATGAGACGGGAAAAATGAAATTTGACCTATCAGACGAATGCACAGGGGCATTTATGGGAAAGTTTGATGAACTGTTTGGTAAAATTGAACAGTTAGAGGAACGTATCGGTAAAATTCCGGTTCCACAGAAAAAAACTTCTCAAATTAAAAAGGAGAGTGAATCCGAATGAATCCGATGCAAATGATTTTGAATCAAATGATAAATTCTCCGCAGATACAAAACAATCCAATGGCTAAAAATGCCATGCAGATGTATCAAAGCGGAGATACGGTCGGACTTAAGACAATGGCGGAGAATCTCTGCAAAGAAAGAGGAATTACAGTAGATGAAGCAAAGCAAAAGGTTATGAGTATGTTTAATCATTAGTACATTTTGGGTTGCGCGCATAATAACCGGTTATCCCATTTGTAAATAAATCAGATGGAGGTAAACAAAATGTTTAATGGAAACGCATCTCCTAGTCTTGCTGATATTGCAGCAGTGACAGGAAACGGAAGAAACAATGATGGCATGTGGGGCGGCGATGGCTGGTGGGCTATCATTATCTTCGCTATGATTTTTGGCTGGGGCGGCTTTGGCGGCAATGGCTGGGGAGGAAACGGAGGTATGGGAGCTACAGCATCTGCATACACCGACTCTGCAATTCAGCGTGGATTTGACACGCAGGCTATCATCGGGAAGTTAGATAGCATCACAAATGGTCTCTGTGATGGATTTTACTCACAGAACACAGCAATCATGAACGGTTTCCACGGTGTAGACAATGCAATTTGTAACCTTGGTTACCAGACGCAGCAGGGATTTAATACCTCAAACGTAACACTTATGCAGGCGCAGAATGCTTTGCAGTCCCAGCTGGCTAATTGCTGCTGTGAGACAAGAGAAGCTATCCAGGGCGTAAACTACAACATGGCAACAAATACCTGTGCACTGCAGAACACCATGAACAGCAACACAAGAGACATTATTGACAGCCAGCAGGCAGGAACAAGGGCAATCCTTGATTACCTGTGCCAGGAGAAGATCTCTTCCTTACAGTCAGAAAATAATGACTTAAGACGCGCTGCATCACAGGATCGCCAGTCTGCATTGCTTACAACAGCAATGTCAGCGCAGACCCAGCAGATCATCAACGCTGTAAATCCGGCTGCAATCCCGGCATATGTTGTGCCAAATCCTAACGCTTATGCGTATGGTTGTGGATGTAACACAGGATGTAGCTGCTAAAAATAGCTGCTACACAAAATTAAATAATTGAGTATCTTAATTGAGTTTAACTTGATTATGTCTGCTGTGCAGTATTGCTTATAAACACAAAGGGCAGACTATAATGTTTGCCCTTATTTTTTGAAAGAGAGGTAAATAATTATGGCAGAATTTACAGGAATTGCAATTCAAACTGTCGCGCAGGGAGAAGATGTGGCATTTACAGAAACTCCGGTATGCGCAACAAAATGCATTGTTCATAGACAGGGAAGTGGCATTGTTAAATTAAGAGGACTTACAAATCAGTGCCGGGCAAGATTTTTAGTATCTTATTCCGGAAACATTCAAATTCCTACCGGTGGCACAGTTGAAGCTATTTCACTGTCTATTGCAATTGACGGAGAACCGTTGCAGTCAACTCGAATGATTGTTACACCGGCGGCAGTTGAAAACTTCTTTAACGTTTCGGCGCAGGCATATGTGGACGTTCCTCGCGGTTGCTGTGTTACGGTAGCGGTACAGAATACGTCTACGCAGGCAATCGAAGTTCAGAACAGCAATTTAATTGCAGTCCGGGAAGCGTAAGGAGGGCGGTTTTATGGATATTATGAGAATGCACGACATGATTGAAAAACTGTCTGAAAGCGCAGAGTGTGAGTTTGCAAAAGGTATCGAATGTGTAGATACAGAAGAGATGGGAAAAGTCACGGACATGCTTAAAGACCTTGCGGAAGCCATGTATTACCGGACGCTTACAAAATCAATGGACGAATCAGACCCAGAGCAGGTTCTTGATATGTTTGAGCGTTACGGAGACGGCAGACGGTATTATGACCGTTACCGGTATGCAGACGGCAGATTTGCGCCAAAGGGAAGAGGAATGCGGAGAGGATATGACGAGCCGCCTTACTGGCACATGACACCGGAAATGTATCACGATATGGAATATGACCGCGACATTGACCGACCACATGGGCGAATGTATTACACAGAGCCTACAATTGCGGCAGATGGCGGTATGCGTGACCGCAGAGAGGGTAAAAGCGGAATGAGCCGTAAATCCTACATGGAAAGCAAAGAGCTTCACAAAGGCAATACGCCGGAGGACAAGGACGCAAAGATGCATGACCTTGAAAAATACATGAAAGAGCTTTCGGAGGATATGGCGGAACTTATCTCCGACATGACGCCGGAAGAGCGCACAATGACAAAAAGCAAGCTGTCAACGCTTGTTTCCAAAATGTAATGGCAGGGGCAGAAATGCCCCTTTGCTAGTTAAGGCGGTGCAAATATGTTCTTGATAAATGGTATTGAATGGAAAATAAAATTTGTTCACGGCGCAAGAAATAAATTGATGCGCTCTGATGGTTCTATTAGCCTTGCTGTGACCGATTGGAACGACAGGGTTATATATGTTTCAGATAAGCCTAAAAACGGCTATTTACGCAAAATACTGGCGCATGAGCTTTGCCATTGTTTTTGCTTTTCCTATAATATTCATATGCCAATCGAGCAGGAAGAGTATCTTGCGGACTGGATCAGCCTGTACGGCACCGATCTAATCTACCTTTTGGATGATTTGATGGCAAACATTGATTGGAGGGCGGCATAGTGGACAAAATAGACGATTTACTTCATTACGTTCAGAAGACAAACCCTGGGATGACAAGAGAGAAATTGATAGATGAATTAAACAAAAGCGATTATACCGCAAAAGCTTTGTTTTTTACTTTGGAAAACTTTCGGAAAAATTTTCGCTCCCCCCTACCTTAATATTTGGAAAAGGATTTTCGGTTTTTAATTTTTAAAAAATTTTTGAAATTTTCGCCCAGATATTCGGAAAAAATTTGATACCCCCCTATGGTCAGATTTCACGGCAAAAAACCGTTTTTGAGATTTTGAGAATTTTGTTCGGATTTTTGCAAAATTTTTTTAAAACTTTTTTGTAAGTGCAAGTTCAGATTGCACTCATCCATGCTCTGGTCGTACTCGATCTTGCTATGTTCCTTCGCCCCTTTGTAAGCGCTGAAATAATGCAGGCGCGGAAACCTCCGCACAAATGCGCAAAATGAGTACAACAAATAAAGCAAATGTATACGTGACATTGCAATTATAGGCGCGCACATGCCTATAATCCATTATATGCACAAGACATCCAAAATGTCAACGCGCAATGCATATGCTTTGTGTCAACAAGTATAAACAAAAAAGAGCACAGATCGCCAGACAATACCCAAGTGAGATAATGACGATATGCATATTGCGCGCATTTTATCTCTTTGTACGCTTTTTTGCGCGCTGTACTCCACGGTATATGGATAAAAGCAAGCCGGGAAAATTGCCCCCGGAACATTGCACCGCCTGCACTTGCTTAAATGATAACACCCAATCGCATACAATCCATTTTCCGATCACAAAGGGCGCGCCACTTTTCGGGATCCCCTTTGATGTTTTCGGCAGTTCTGGTTTCCGCCCATTCGTTCCGCGCTTTAATGTATGCGCTTTTTGCGTCGTCTTTTTTTGTTTGTAAGTTTCCCATAAATCCCATAATTTAACCATCCTTTCATTGTGCGCCCTGTCTCATCGGTGCAGGTGGGGCAGTTCCTGCAGACGGTGGACACTCCACCGTTTCGACTATTTTTCGCCGTATAGTTTGGTTGATTTTCTAAAGGTCTTAATCACTCCGCCCGGCGTCCCGTCTTTCTTTGTCCTCCAGTGTGCCGGAAAGCTCGAAAAGTCAGAGCAGAGACGAACCGTTATTGTTTTTTCCGTCTCCCTTACGATTTCTGCCACATCAAAAAGAAAACCGTCTGATTCTGCTAACTTTGTGCCCACTTTTATTTCGCTTGCTTTGATAATCATGTGTAAACCTCCTTTATGAGTGCTTGTCTCATCAGTGGCAAGGTTGCAACCCTACACCAGACCGCCGCTCGGGCGGTTTCGACTATTCGCAAATTTTTCGAAAGATGTCTATTGTAAGATTTGCAGCGGCTCTTTTTTTATCCGAAACGTAGCCGCGGCGCTTGCTTTTCAAGGCTTTTTCTGCCTGCTTAATATTTCCAATTCCCCAGTTTCCGGCTTTTTCAAGTTTTTCCCATTCTTCCGGCGAAACCTTTATAGCTTTAAGCGTTTTCGGGTTAATGCTAAAGCAGTTACTGTCTTCTGGGTGCAAAAGCTGACACAGTGGAATATATTCATGTGTTCCCATGTTATCGCCGATATTCCAGACAAAAAATCCTTTCGGAATTTTTGTGACAATCTCAAAAACATCTGTTTTACCAATTGATGTAGTGGTATAAATTTTATTGTTTTCAATTCTTAAATTTTCCATAGAATCCCTTTCTGGTCTGCCATCATCAGAGCCGGGAGACCATCCCGCGGCTTACGGTCATTTCTGACCGTTTCGGCTTTTTTATCTATGTTCGATATAAAAACGCTTTCTTGTCCTCCTGGAATAATATTTTTGTTTTCCTGTTGGTATTATAATATCACTTTTTTTAGTTATAGTCAATATGAAATATCACTTTTTTAAGAAATATTTTTCTTGACTTTTCCAACGTGTAAATATATGATCTATTTATAAAGGCAATTAGGAAAGGAGAGGATTGCAATGCTAAAATATAGGTTTGACGTTGGGGATGCTTTGGAGCGTATCGGCTTTAACTCTTACAAGGCAAAAACTAGCGGTTTGTTAAGCCAAGACACGTTAAAAAAGATTAAGAATGAGGATACAAACATAAACGCCAAAAGTATAAACAATCTTTGCTTGCTTTTGGATATGCAGCCGAAAGACCTATTTATCTATGTAGAGAGCCCGGAAGATTTGGAGCTAAAAAAGAAATTACAATAATTTTTAAAATATCACTTGCAAAAGTGACAAAAGTATGCTATTATAATATTGTCGAAAGGCAATAGGCGAAAGCCAGAAAGGGGAATCATGGGCGAAATGAACATGCAGGAAAACGCAAGGCTTGTACTGGGGCTTAGATCAGCAGGATGGAGTGAGAAAAAGATAAACGATTTTTTGCTTTACATCGAGACCGGAGATGAGAAATATAAGCCAACACCGGACAAGAAGTAAAATAACAAAGGGCGGCGCAAAAGCCGCCCAGTAACCAATAAAAAAGATAAAAAAAGGAGAATGAACTATGACGGACGTAGAAATCTTAATGAAAGACGGATGCACAAAAAGAGAAGCAGAAAAGCACTTGAATGCCGGATCAACGATTTTCACAGACTTTGAAGAGAATTTCACGCAATATATGGATGAATGGGGAGTTGATGAGGAAGAACGGGAAGAATACAAGCAGATGATAGAAGGAAAGAAGATTCTCCCTGATTGGGGAATAGTAAAAGATGCTGGGAAAGTTTACTATATCGCATACTGCTTATAAAAGATAGAGAAAGAGAGGTTTTTTACCTCTCTTTTTTTGATGTATTCAAACACTCACACTTTAAAGCTGTAAATTTTGTATACAGAATGGATACGAAATGGAAACGTAGATAAGATTAGTATATTCTTTTAAATACATTGTATTTTTAATCAAGGAGTAAATAATATATAATATATATCAACAGTAAAAAAAATCATAAACTATATATTGTAACACGCGCGGATATAATCTATATATGCGACATATCCAGTAGTTTAAATTTATACTTGACAAAGGACATCCACAAATGATATTGTTATCGTAAATTAAAAAGCATCCGGGCAACAGAGAGCGCACAGGACCCGGAGGATGGAAACGGAAGTCATGCAGCCGGTACAGTTAAGATCTTGATGATCTTGATTGTATCGGTTTATTTTTTTACGATCCAGAAAGGAGGTATATATATGCCAGATGCACAGAGAACAGAAAGAGTAGATATAGACGAGATATACAAAGATGACATCGATAAATATATCCACCTCTGGATGGACGATAGAAATATAACAGATATGTGCAAGGTATCACAGAATAGATGGTATAACTGTTGTCAGTATGTATATGACAATGTTTTTAAGATCAACCCTGTATACCTTAAAGATGACAACCATATTAGCAATCAATATGATATTGACAAGGTCAATAAAGTCTTAGATATATATATAAGGCTTTGCAATGATTACGAGAAAGTAATAAATATAGTTGGGTTTACTTTTTTTACTGGCATACATAGAGATACACTTAACGGCTGGGTAAATGGCGAAAGGCTAGGCTCCACGGCTTCCGACATTTGCAAAAAGATTGACCAAATGAGGGAAGAAAGCCTTGTAGGATTGCAGATCTCCGGAAAAAACAATCCCATGTGCTACATGCCGTCGCTCAACAAGTACTGCGGTTTTAATATGCCGGGCGTAAGAGACCAGGGATCCAGAGCAAGAGCGTTGACAGCTTCGGAGCTCCCCAAACTGGGAGGCGGGAATTGTGCGAGATTGCCGGACAACTTTGACAATTCAAGCCCAGATAATGGTGAAATCGTGATAGACAATTCAAACAATTTAAACCCCAGTATTTAAGCGCCTTACGCCGCATGATTTCGTTTAAACAGTTTAAGAAACTTAGGTTTAACGAATAGTTAGAACGCAAACAGAGAATTGCACGAACAATTAGAATAATTTAAAGAAAAGGCAAACGCCGGAAGAAGCAGCCAGCAGGAGGGGGAGGGGGTTGCAAAAGCCCAGAAGGAGCTGCCTACTAAGTCACTCAAATATCCCCAAAAACAAAAAGGCCTGTCTATCGTGGAGGGACTATATAAGACCACTTAAAATCACGGCACCAATAGAATCGGATTCTGAAATTAGCTTCCGGGATATGGTCAATAGGAAAATAGAATGATTGACCGAAGTACATTCGGAAGTTGTAGGCATAAAGTACGGGGTACAAAAGATCGCGGATATAACACATGGTATAGTGCGATAATACTTTATCGATAATCACATCAAAGACAATCAAATCAAATTCACATCAGATAAATTTCAAAAATTACACTCGATAATAAAATTCAAAAAGATTCCAAAAGGCAGCAAATAAAATGTTAGAAATGTGTTTTAATTGCGATTATTGTGAAGAGCAGAATGGAGATTACTTTTGCACAAACAATGAGAGCGAATATGTCGGAGATTATGTAGAAAAAGAGTTTTCTTGTCCGGACTGGGACGGATCGGAGGAAGATGAATGAGGGTTGTGTCACAGAAAAAAGATGCTTCATATGATTTTGACCGGACCGAATTTAGAACAAGCTATGAATGCATAAGCGCTACTTTTGATGGAAGAACTTTTGTCATTGGGAAATATGCTACACCAGAACGAGCAGCAGAAGTATTTATGGACATGCATAAAGCATATGCGCCTGTACAGGTAGTTTGCACAAATATGGACGAGAAACAAGTTTCTGCATTAGTTGCAGCATCACAAAATGCACCGATTAGATGCGTCAAGATGGATGATCCAAGGATGGCAGTAACAGTATTTGATAACCTTGTTTACTATATGCCGGAGAAATAGATTGTTTGCATTGCTCGTTTGCCAAATGGTAAGGCACTGGGTTTTGATCCCAGCATTTATCGGTTCGAGTCCGGTACGGGCAGTTTTGAAAATGGAGGTAAATCATGTTGATTTTAAAAACAGTCATAACAACATTTGATGCCCTTGCGATTTTGACGTTTTTCTTGCTTGGAAGAGATGGCAGCAACGAAAAGGACGCTGTGGCAGTCTGGGGATCACTTATTGCATTGTTTCTTATCAATATATTTGCAATGTGGAGATGATGATATGGTTTTGTATGACCCGATATTTGGTATTCGCTTCCTGCCGGAAATTTTAACTACGGTCGGAAGAATACATATAAGCAGAAAAAAACATACGGGAGAAACCGACGTTCTGGATCTTGACAGTGACGCTGAGCACCAGTCTGAGAAGTCGGAGCATCCAGTATAGCTTAAGTCCACTGGCATTCGGTTTTTGCAAGAAAAAACTCGGCGTAAGCAATTATTCGGTGTTAGTGGACGTCGGCAAAATAAAAAGATCAAAAATACTATCATAAACGGCGCGCTATGCGCGCTGTGACGGAACGTAGTTCAGAGGAAAGAACAATCTTTTTATTCTTCCATGCTCTAGTGAATTGATAGCCGCAGGTTCAAGTCCTGCCGTTCCGATTGAGAAATAGGTTTAAAGCTTATCTCGGAATACGAAAAGTTCGTATTTCTCCTTTCGCTACTAGGAAGTTTCTGTTAAGGACGGTGCGAGACCGTCCGGTGGCGTTTGCCGCGGAGTGCGGCAAGGCGGAAGACCGCTTGGTGTTGGATAATGGTTGTCCCGTAATTTGCTGACGAGCAATACAGGCGGATTCCTATTGATAGTTCGGGTGCCTATCCCACGGTGCCTGAGCTGTCAAAAATACAATTAGGCTGTGGCGGAAAAAGGTAGACGCTTAAGCATAAGACAACCACGCTTTGGTTAGGAACAAGTCATTGAATTAACAAGGCAATGAAGGAACCTGTTAAGGGTGTTACCCGTTGTGGAAAGTCGTTGTTATGTGAGGTGCAAATCCTCACCAGCCTATTTCCCGTGATATCGCACAGGATAGTGCAACGCATGGCACGAAAAATATGATTGCTAACCGTCTGATGGCGGTTCTCGTGGATGGCAAGAAAGGTATTTGCCGGAGTAAGACGCTTCGTGAAACTGATAGTCGAAAGGTTTCAAGTGCAAGGTTCAAGTCCTTGCTCCACGATGGTGCCGAGCTGATTTGATACTGTATGCGTAGCGCGCGGTCGCGTACAGAGATATGGAGTGAGGTGTCCGCGCATTTTGGGGAAGCGGCAACGATTGGAGGTGTTGCGGCTGACTGTAAATCAGTTCCCAAGTGGTAAACAATAGAGGTTCGATTCCTCTCTTCCCTATTTCACTCAACTCCCTAAAAACACTGTTTGGCAGGTGCGTGGTAGACAGTTGTAATGGATGGGTTGTTTAAGAAATCGCACCATCAAGATGCAGTGTTCCCATAATGGAATTGGAGCCGGTTGCTATCCGGTCGGGCGTTTATTCGCCTTGTAGGTTCGAGTCCTACACACTGCGCTAACTTACGACAGGGATGAACCTTGCCGTAAGCGGTAGAAAGTCCGTGTGAAATTGTACAAAGTGGTGGCAAAAGCAATTTCGGATATAGCAGTTCCACCACACTGCTATATTTGCCGTATGTCCGGGTGGTGAGGGGGGGGCGGTCTTGAAAACCGTTGGCTGTAAAAGGCTTGCAGGTTCAAATCCTGTGTACGGCGTTTGATTGAAAAAAAATCGAGCGTTAATGTGTGACGGAAAATGAACCGGAAATGATAGAAGTAACAACTTTGGAAGATTGTGAACCTAGGTTTATGAGGAAGTGATTGAAATGTGTGAATTTTGCAAGGATTACGATAACGGCAGAATATTCGGCGCTAATATTCCCATTCAGAAGTGTGCAAATGAAACGAATTTGACAAATGCACAGATTATGATGAATGAAGGGGACGAAGTCCCAGGAATTGTGATTTATTCAAACTACTGTATGGCGAAAGGATACTTTGATATTGCATTTTGCCCGATGTGCGGCAGAAAGTTGGTGTAAGATGATTAAAGAAGCGTTGCTTGCCTGTTCAAATAAGGGAACTATAACGCTATCACTTGATGGAAAAATGGTAAAGGGAGTAGTAGGCATTGATAACATATCAGGTATCTACTCAAAAGACACAGCAAAGGAAATTACAATAAGAGTAATTGCGAACGAAGTTAAAGTTAAACTGCCAAATGGAGAAATAAAGGATATATCAGAAATGTAGAAAGCTGGTGTAGAGGTGGATCTTGCAGAAGCAAAAGAAAAGTTTTATCCAGAATACAAATACGCACTTGTTAGTGTCAAAAGCAACAAACCGCATTCACTTTATGTTGATAGAAAAACAGCCGAAGAAGAAAGATGTGATTTATGGAAATGTTATGGTTCTGTGTTAATTGTTATTGATTTGTCAGAGGTGTAAGAATGAAACATCAAAAAGAATGGCGCACTTGCGACAGGTGCGGAAAAGAAATAAAAGTAGGACTATTGGCTACAAACTCAATTACGAGAAATGGCATATTGAATACAACCTACGATTTATGCAATGAGTGCATGGAAGATTTTAAGGAGTTTATGAGAAATGAGTAATGTAAAAGATTGTTCAACTTGCAAATATTGTGATGAGGATTTTATTTTTGACGAAGAGACAGGGGAAGAATATCCGTTTTATAAATGCCAAAAAGGGAATGACACATCACTTGACTATGAGTGCAAAGATTTTGAAAGGTTTATGAAAAATGATTGTAAATATCAATAACAGCACATACGAGATGAACAGCAAACAGTATAAAGCAGTCCTTGATACGGCAAGCAAAGCAGTTACCTGCGGAATATACGCTGTTGAGAAGAACAAGGTAGCAATCATGCTTCGAGAGGAATATAAAAGCAAGGAAGAACTGAAACAGGCAGTTAGTAATTATACGGCGAAAGGGTTCAAGGTTTATTGGAATTAGAAAATAAGACATACCGACTACAAAATGGATTGTAGCCGCTAACCTAAAACATTTATAGGCAGAGGTCTACAAGCACTTCTGCTTTTTGCGGAGGTGCTTTTCTTTTGGCAAGTTCAAGCCTAATTTCCACAGTAAATGGATATAAAAATTACATACAGGTGCATGGCGTTGATGAACAGGTTATGGATGCCATGGCAGAAGCGGCAAGGGTAGCCATTCTGACAGAAAAGGATGTTGAGTATGGATTAAAGGTTTCTGCCAGAGCGAAAGAACTGACGGAGCAGTTTATCTTTCAATCTACAGGTGGCACACCATGGGATTTAGAGAAATATTCATTCCAAAACAAGGTATCTTATGAAATTCTGGACAAATACTACGGAATTTTGCTTCTGGAAGCGCAAAACAAAGTTTTGGATAGTGCCTTCCAGTATTTGGAGAAGAAGAGAGAGCCTAAAGAGCGGTTTTACATGCCAAGAAGAAAGCAATTTCTCAAAATAGGTCTTACACAGGCTTTGCAAGGCATGATTGATGATAAATATGACATTCTTTGCGTGTCTCTTGTTCCGGGAGCAGGCAAAACAACGGTAGAAAAAATGTTTCACGCACTTGTTGCCGGATGGTTCCCTAGAGATTTCAGCCTTTTTTATTCACACAGCGGAGATATTACCAGAATGTATTACGACGGTGTGTACGATATCGTTACAAATACGGAAGAATATACATGGAATGAAATTTTCCCGGATCTTTCAGTGACAAGCACAAATGCAAAGATGGAGCAGTTTAATGTCGGGAAGTACAAATCGTTTCAATCCGTACAATGTACGTCTGTTGGTAGTAAGAATGCCGGTAAGGTTCGTGCGTCTAAGTTTCTTCTGGTAGATGATATGATTGGCGGCATTGAAGAAGCTATGAATCCGGCAATACTTGATAAATTGTGGGATAAATACGCTGTAGATGCCCGCCAGAGAAAGATACAGGACACCGACGGTAAGAACTGCAAGGAAATACATATAGCCACCAGATGGAGCGTACACGACGTTATAGGGCGCATACAGAATATGTATGAGGGAAACCCGCGGGTAAAGGTAATAGCTGTGCCGGATGTAGATCCAAAAACCGGAGAGAGCAATTTTGATTATGAATTTTCTGGGTTTACGAAAGAATTTTTTGAGGATCAGCAATTGTTGATGGATGATATTTCGTATCGTTGCCTTTACAAGCAGGAACCAATCGAACGTGAAGGGCTTTTATTCCCGGAAGATAAAATTCGCCGTTATCTTAATTTGCCGCACGGAGAGCCGGAGATTGTTACGGGACAATGCGATACAAAGGGAAAAGGAACAGACTATTTTGTATTGCCGGTATTACAGAAATACGGAGAAGATTACTATTGCATTGATTGTGTTTGTGACAATACGGCTGATTATGAGATGCAATATGAGAATGCAGCAAATGTGTTGGCAAACAACAAAGTGCAGGAATGTGAATTTGAGAGAAACGCCGGCGGAGACCGTGTCGCAATGGAAGTAAACAAGCGTGTCGAAAAAAAAGGATGGATATGTAACATTACTGACACACCGACGGAGACAAACAAGGAAGCAAGGATTTTCCAGTGTTCAAACTGGATATTGCAGCACGTTATATTTAAAGACCCGTCATTATATAAGCCAAATGAGCCATATGGAGTAATGATGTCTCTTATCAAGAGATATTCAGTGTCCGGTAAAAAGCAGTTGGATGATGTGCCGGATGTATTTTCAAACTTTGCGCTTAGAGTGACAAATGGAAATAATGTAGCCAAAGTAGAAGCAGCAGTAAATCCGTTTAGGAGGTATTGATATGACAACAAAGGACTATCTAAACCAGATAAGCAGGCTTAACCGGATGATAAATAATAAGCTAATAGAGCTTGCACAACTTAAAGAGCTAGCATGCAGCATATCGTCAATTACAAATGAAGAAAGAGTAATGACAACACCAAATTTTGACAGGATAGGCGCGAAGCAGGCAAAGATTGATGAAATGGAAAGGAAGATCGATGCACTGGTTGATGATTATATCATTAAAAGAGATCAGATTGTCAGTCAGATAGACAGCATGGAAGATGAGAATGTCTATAATGTGTTGTTTTCAAAGTACATAGAAAAAAAGACATTTGAGGTTATTGCAACCGAAATGAATTACTCTTGGAGACAAACAATAAGGCTTCATGGAATTGCATTAAAAAAATTTGAGCAAAAATATGGAGCAACTTATTTGTAAAATGTCATAGAATGTCATATTGAAAAAATGATATAGTTATAATCGAAGAAAACAACAAAAGTTGAATACTTCACCTCCCCCAATTTAGAAAAGCATCGTAGAGAAATCTCCGGTGCTTTTTCTTTTGAAAAGAAAAGAGGATTTTATGGGATATAAACCAAAAACAATATATTGCCCGCGGTGTGGAAGAAAAGTCGCCACGTACGATGGGCGTTCAACAATGAACATTTCTGTGGAATGTAGGAAATGCCACAAGAAAGTTGTTTTTTATCCGGAGAATGGGAAGACGGAATTAAAATCTCTTCCAATCCGGTCAACATCCAGTGGGATGACGTTTATTTAGGAGCTAATTATGAATAATAAATCTCTCCAAGATCTTGTTAAAGGCTGTTATGGGCGAAAAATTTTATATACTGATGTTGAAACCATCACAGCAGAAAATATTGTCAAGGTGGTTGGAGACTGCATCGGAAATTATTATTACAACAAAACCATCATAGAATACCTATGGCGGTATTACAAAGGAGATCAGCCGATTTTATACCGATTAAAGGTACAAAATGCTGATATTACAAACAAAATAGTAGAAAATCATGCGTATGAGATTGTTCAGTTCAAAGTAGGTCAGACATACGGTGAACCAATCCAGTTTATTAGTCGAAAAGATGACGATGTGATCAATAAGGCAGTGGATGAGCTGAATGACTATCTTGTAGACGCAAATAAGCAGGAAAAGGACATTAAAGCTGGTGAATGGCAGTCAGCAACCGGAACATCTTTCAAGGCGGTGAGATTTGCAAATGGAGATATACCATTTCAGATTGTTGCCCCTACTCCGATGAATACTTGTGTTATTTATAATCGGAGCACGGAAGAACCGGTTCTTGCAGTACAAGAACTTAAGGACGAGGATGGAAGATGGTACAAACTGTGCTATACAGACAGTCATTCGTGCAAAATTCAAAATGGAGTAGCTTCTGAATGGAAATTGCATGCGTTTGGAAGCATTCCTATTGTTGAGTTCCCAAACAATCACGAAAGAATATCAGACATTGAGCTTGTCATAGGTCTTCTGGATGCCATCAACAACATGCAGTCAAACAGAATGGATGGAATTGAGCAGTTTGTTCAGTATTGGGTAAAATTTGTAAACTGTGAGATTGACCAAAAAACGTTTGAAGAGATGAAAATGAGCCATGCTTTGACTGTAAAGTCTAACAATAAGGATAACAAAGCCGATGTTGAAATCATGACGCAGGAACTTAACCAGAGTCAGTGTCAGGTGGCAAAGGATGATTTGCTTGATAATTTACAAGCAATACTAGCAATACCAAACAGAGAGTCTCAAAACTCTGGAGGAGATACACAGGGTGCCGTATCCTTAAGAGCTGGGTGGGATTTCTCAAAGACTAGGGCAAAACAAAAAGACCCTATTATCAAGTCAGCAGAGAAAAGACTGGCAATAATAATATTAAATATTTTAAGGGTAACTGGAAATGACTTGAAAATATCCCCAAGAGACTTTGATGTTCAAATTAACCATAGCCCATTAGATAACCTTTACACAAAAACACAGGCGCTTGCACAAATGCTGCAATCTGGAATAAATCCAAGAATAGCAGTTGAAACTTGTGGATTATGGGGAGATGCCGAAAAGGTATCTTTACAATCACAGCCATATTTTGATGCTTTATATAAAACAATAGATATGGTAAATGAAGAAAAGAAAAATATAAAAAATCAAGAGCCGACAGTTTAGTTTTTGTTTGCTCTTGATTTCACATAATCATTTAAAATGCTTACCATAAGGTTATTAAGAGAACGCATATCTTCTTTTGCAATAAGTTCAAGAGAGGATTTGAGTTCCTTCTCCATAACAATGGTAGTTTTAACCTTATTTTTAGAAATTTGTCCTTGAGACATATTATCACCTCACTTTTATACATTATAAATTGCTGCAAGATAATTGTCAAGTTGCTTGCAAGTTGCTAGTGACTATGATATAATAAAAACAAAGGAGATGATAATATGCCAGATAAAATAAAAGGGAAGAATTATACTCATGGATTAACAGGTACAAGAGTATATAAAACTTGGGAAAGCATGAAAGCAAGGTGTTATAACAAAAATGATAACAAATATGAAAAGTATGGAGGAAGAGGTATTAAAGTATGCGATGAATGGCTAGGGAAAAATGGTGTAAAGAGTTTTGCTGAATGGGCATATGCCAATGGATTTGACGAAAATAAACACCAAAAAGAACAGAGCATTGACAGAATAAATGTTGATGGCGACTATGAACCAAATAATTGTAGATTTGTAAACGCAAAGGTTCAAGCAAATAATAAAACAAATACAGTTTTTCTTGAATATCAAGGGAAAAGAAAAAGTTTACAAGAATGGTCGGATGAATTAGGAATTGCAGAATCGACTATTCGATGGAGAATAAGCAAAGGGTATTCAGCAGAAAAAGCGTTGACTACCAAAGTTAGAAAAACATTAAATACAGGGAAAAAGTATTTAACATACAAAGGAGATACAAAGACAATTTCAGAATGGGCAAGATATTTAAAAATTGACCCTAAAATATTATATTCAAGATTGGGAAGAGGGTGGACAATAGAAAAAACAATAGAAACACCCGTAGGTGCTGATAAGTGGCACAAAACAAAATAATAACTATTGAAAATAAGACAGCTACCGAGTAATCGGCGGCTGTTTTTATTTTATAAAAATTCGCAAAGTTGTGAGCGTAAAAAACAACAGTGTCATTCGGTGTCGTTGCACCGCAAAAATTCGTAAAGACATATCGGAGGTAATCAATGAAAAGAGAAGAGTTAATTGCAATGGGTATCAGTGAGGAAAATGTTGAAAAAATCATTGCTGATTACGGCAGTGCCGTACAGAGAGAACAGGCAAAAGCAGCAGAGCTTAAGGCAAAGGCAGACAGCGCAGATGAGTTGCAGAAAAAGCTGGATGAAATGGAAGCAGGAAACCTCACGGAACTTGAAAAAGCAAACAAGGCGTTAGAGACAGCAAATCAGCAGATTGCAGATATGCAAAAGAAAAACGCCATCAGAGACCAGCGAGAAGCATTGATGGAAAAGTTAAAAATCAATGCAGAACAGGCAAAAACGGTCGTCAAAGATGATGGAAGCCTTGATTATGACGCTCTTGGAAAGATTACATCCGAAAAGGAAACCGCAGCAGCGCAGGCAAAGGAACAGGAGATTGCAAATAATTCTGCAAATCCGGGCGGCGGTACTGCAGGTGGAGAGAATAAAAAAACGGCAGATGTTGAAAATGCCGAAAGTATCAGCTTTGGCGAACCGGCAAAAAATGCAGAAGCCAAAGACCATTATGTTTTATAGGAGGTAAATTATGGGAAAACCGATTGAAAGAGACTTTACACAGAGTAAAGGAATTTTAAAATTCTTTCCTTATGAGGGTGCGGCGTGCATCGTTCCGCAGACAATGGTAACAAGTGCAGATGCTAACGGAAAGAAAATTGCAAAGGCAGGAACACCATTTCCTAGCAATGATGCATCTTGCAAAGGATATCTTCTGGAAGATGTTGACGTAACAATGGGAGATGCGCCGGGAACTTATGTATATCAGGGTTCTATTGACAGCGCAAAGGTAACAGCGAACGGAGTGACCGTGGAAGAAACTGCAAAAGCAGCAACACCGCGTGTCACTTTTTTTGATTAAGAAATGGAGGTATTAGAGAATGGCATTACCATTAGCAGAAGCATTTACCGCAAGAAGCCTTGGGGTTATGTGGAATAATTATGAAAAAACGCTTGGTTCTGCGCCTTACTTAGGTAGACAGAAATTTGGAACCAGAAAACAGGACAGCCTTGAGCTTAGATTTATCAAAGGGAAAAACGGTCTTCCAGTATCCTTAAAGGCATCCAATTTTGATGCGCAGGCAGAGTTAAGAGACGTTGGTGGATTTTCGGACATTCAGAACGAGATGCCTTTCTACCGTGAATCTTACATGGTAACAGAGCGTGAAGAGCAGGAGTATGCAAATTACCAGTCGGCAGAAAATTCCAACATGGCAAACCAGGTGCTTAGAGAAATCAGCAAAAAACCGATGATGCTTATTGAGGGGGCAAGAGTGGTGCCGGAACGCCAGATTTGGCAGTTATTAGCACCATCTGATGGTATTCCAAGAGTACAGGTAACAATTGGCGGAAAGAGCTACTATGTGGATTATACTTCGGACAATGGAGTGGCGCACAAGAGAGATCATTACAAGGATATATCCGGAAGCGATACCGATAAATGGTCTGCATCCGAAACAGCAACGCCACTTGATGACCTTATCGAGATTAAACGTGAGTTTGCAAAGAAAACCGGATATTCCCTTGCACGCTTTAGCATGAATACAGAAACATGGGAAATGGTCCTTAAAGCGGAAGATACAAAGAAACAGGTGCTTGGAATTACTGCTTACAATGGCGGCATTCGCTTACAGCAGGGGCAGGTTACAGAGTATCTTAGAGGATACGGCATCGAGATTGAAGTTTACGACAAACTTTACATCGACCCTGCAGACGGTGCCACCAAATATTTTATTCCTACAGGAGTTATTTCAGCGCAGGCATCCGGCGTGTACCTTGGAGATTATGTCTTTGGAAAGACACCGGAAGAGAGAAGCGGAAGTTTGACAGACGGAAACCTTTCTATTGTAGAAACAGGTATTTCGGTATATACATACGCAACAAATCATCCGATCAACACTCATTGCGTTGTGTCAATGATCGGATTGCCTACTTTTGAGGGAATGGACAGCGTTGTTGTCATGAAAGTTGCGTAGGAGGTGCGGTATGATTGCTGAATACACGGTAAAACGCAATGGAAGATGGTATAAAGCAGGAGATGAAATCCCGGACATTGTTCCGGGAGAGAAATCTTCCGGCGGGTACACCAAGACAGAGATTAACAGAATGAGCACTGCTGATTTACAGGCACTTGCCGCTGAACATGGGATAGAGGGTGCAGAAGAAATCAGTGGAGCGGAACTGAAACGCATTTTGATCGAGCAGTTCGGATTATAGGTGGGGAAGAATGAGCGAATACACAACATTAGAGCAGGTCAAAATCAGACTGAAACAATTTCATATTGAAACCGTTACGGATGAAGATGGTGTTATTTCTGATGTTGTCGTGTTCGACCAGAAAGAAGATAATCCTTACATTGAACAGCTTATCAAACAGGCAAGAAATGAAGTGGTAAGCAAGCGGAATTACCCGGAAAGCTACACGGATGAAAAAATATCCGAAGACTTGAAACAGTTTGAGGATGTAATCGTCAATTTATCCGTGTACGACCATTCACAGGCAGGAGAAGCCTATATGGCAAGTTATTCAGAAAACGGCGTAAGCCGTAGCTGGAAAGACAGGGAAAGCTTATTTGTTGGAGTATTTCCGTTTGTAAAAGCAATTTAACATCGCCTATAGGGCATTAATAAAAGAAGATTGTGCGTTACGTTTTGCCGATGTTGGAAAAACGTAGCAGGCGGCACACATTGAGCGGTGGTGGGCGGTGTGCCAATTACAAAGAAAGGCGGTATATGATTTGACGATTGAAATATCAACAGCAATCATTATAAGCGTGTTATCACTCGGTTTTTCCGTCTATATGGGATTAAAGAATAACAAGCGAACAGACACAAAGGATGTTGAGGAACGCGTGAAAGAAAATACACGCATCAATATGAAACTGGATGCCATCTCAAACAACACGACGGATATTAAGAATGAAGTCTCGGAGATGAGAAAAGAAATCAACTCACATGACAACCGGATTATTAAAGTTGAGGAAAGTGTGAAATCGGCTCATCACAGAATTGACGGAATAGAAACCCGTCTTAATGATGACAAGGAGGTTTAATCATGGATATTATACAGGCGGTAATTGCTAACATGACAATTATTCTGGCCATTATTGGTGCTCTGGCATTTGTTGTGTCTGTGGTAACACAGGTAATCAAAGGTGTAGGCGTATTTTCTAAGGTTCCGACGGACATCTTGGTATTTGCCCTTTCCATCGGTATCACGGTCGCTGCGTTTGTGGCATACATGCAGTACATACAGACAACAATTTTATGGTATATGATCTTGGCGGCTATTATTGCAGGATTTATTGTTGCGTTTGTCGCGATGTATGGATGGGAAAAGCTTTCTGAGCTGTGGAAGCGGTTCGGCAAGGATGTGAAGTGAAATGCTTGAGATCAATAAGCAAAAAATGAGTTATTCGCTACAGAGCGGAAAGGTTCCGGTGTATGTGACGGACGAGGATGGAAACATCGAATATTCTTCATATACTGATTCAGATGGAAATGTAATTTATTACCTCGATGAAGATGGAAACAAAATACCGAAAACAACCGGAGAGTATACCACAGGTTATGAGAAGCCTGTGGTTTTTTATTCTTCAATCAGCAATAAGTTGAGTGAAGCACTTATAAAAGAGTTTGGCGTTGACAATTCAACAAACTTTGTTCAGATTGTCGAGGACAAAGGGAAACTTCCATTGAGCGTCGGCTCTTTGGTATGGAAAAGGTCAGATGTAAGGTACAAAGATGAAGAGAATACAATCGTTGACGAAAATTCGGCTGATTACATCGTAAAAGGTGTTGCAGACGAGGGATTGACGGTTGATTTGTTCTTATTGCAAAAAAATGTGAAGTAGGTGCGGCATGGGGAAGAAAGTAATCACAATGAGCCTGTCTGAAAAGTCTATTCAGAACGCCGTACGAGAGCTTAGAGCCTATCAAAACAGCTTGACATATAAATGCCAGCTGTTGGCAGAAAAACTCGCGGAAAAGGGCGTAGAGATTGCCAGAGTGCAAATTGCTGACCTTGACGCAATATTTACATCGGAACTGATTTCAAGTGTTCACGCGGAATATAAAGGAAGCACTAAGGGCGGCGGGATATGGGCGGTAATAGCCGGTACAGACCATGCCGCATTTGTTGAGTTTGGAACCGGAATTGTGGGACAGCAAAGTCCTTATCCTGGGAAACTTCCGGAGGGTGTTTCGTGGCAGTACGCAAGTGGAAAAACTATCCATCAGATTTCAGATGGAAGATATGGATGGTTTTATCAGGACGACAATGGCGATTGGTGGTTTACAGAGGGAATGCCAAGCCGACCATTTATGTATCTGACCGCAAATGAGTTGCGGCAGATTGTAACACAGACAGCGAAGGAGGTGTTTGGATAATGGCAGGCAACCAGTGGGTATTTGACCTTGAAACAAACATTTTTTCCAATGTGGTAACGATTGCCAAACCAAAACTCCAGAAGAAATACAAAAGCATAAATTTTGACACTGCATTTACAACGGTTGAAAAGAACCTGGATAAAGACCCTGTTTTCCCGACCATTTACATTCACGAGATGCCTGGGCTTGAACGTGGGGCAGATTTAGAGGGCACATCCGTAAATGCGGTGCAGGAAACAATACAGGTTGACGTCATTACAAACACAAAGCAGAGCGATGCAAAAGGGATTATGGCTATTTTAGCTGATGCCTTTAAGCAGATGCGATTTCAAATTACAGCAATTCCGGAGTTTAAAAATGACAGTGAGAAAAAATTTAGAAGTGTTGCAAGGTTCCGTCGGATAATCGGAGCCAACGACAGGTTGATGTAAAAGAGCCGAAATGCTCTATTTTTTATGCACCGGGTGCAAAAAGATGTGCCCGATAACCGCATTATTTGGCGGTAGAAAGAGAGGCAAAAATGGCAGCAGCAGGATTGTCTACGTTAGGAATTACGTTTGGCTATGGCACAGAAGCGACAGCCGGAACAAAGCCTACATCGTTTAAACAACTCACAAGAATTAACTCGATTGGCGGTATTAACATTGAGCCAGAACAGATCGCAGCATCCGCTTTAGAGGATGTAATTACCAGATATGTAAAGGGGCGCGCAGATACAGGCGGTTCATTCCCTATCACGGTAAACCTTACAGACGCCACAAAAGAAGAGTGGGAAGCACTTATCACGGCGTACAAAGCGCTTACCGATGGGAAAAGAATGTGGTTTGAAACCATTATTCCTGGATTCGCAGATGCGTTTTTTGTGGTTGCGCAGCCACCGGAACAGATACCGCAGCCGGAGATTGGTCAGAATGAGCTTTTAACGGTTGAAATGAACCTTACCATTGAGGAATACAAGGAAATGGACACGGCCGTGGCGTTTACACCGGGGGAATAACACGTCAGTCGAATAGTTCGGTTGAATCGGCTGACGATAATCAGACAACCGAATCGGAACTTGAGGGAACAGTTTAAAAGAATAGGGCGGTCTTCGGACTGCCCTTTCCCTATAAAAAGGGAGAAAGGGAAAGAATATGACAAAATTAAAGCTTGGAGAGAAAGAGTTACAGATCAAATTCGGATATGAAGCAACCGTGAAAAGCGGAATTATCAAGAAAGTAGCAAAATTAGACCAGATGAAAAATATTGAAGCGGTTGACGAAATCCTTTTATTCATTCCGGAGTTAATCCTTGTAGGCGCGCAGAAGTTTCACAAAGAGGAGCTTGGATACAACTTGGAAACTGAAGAAGAAAAGGAACAGCAGCTTGGAAAAGTATATGCCATGCTGGATGACTACTTTGACGGAGAAGATGCAGATGTTCATGCACTTTACAATGCACTTTTAGCAGAGTTACTTGAAAACGGTTTTTTATCAAAACTGCTCAAAGCAGAGCAGAAAGAAGTGGAGAAGAAAACTACCAGGAAAAAGTAGAAGAACAGAGAGAGCTTACATGGGAAACGTATTGCACGGAAATCCGCCCGTTTTGGCTTTTAGTTACAAAGGGGTACGGATTTACTGTGCATGACATAGACACGTCTTGTCCGGCTGATTTAAAGCCATATGCAGACGTTTACAACTTAGAGAAAAAGCAAAAAGACAATGATATGTGGATGTGGTTTGGAACATATGGATTGTCTGCAGTATCGGTGGCAGTAGAACATTGTCTTGCGGGTAAAAAAGCTAAATCAAAGTATGTGGACAAGCCTATCACAGAGCATAGCTTGTTAAACGATTCTGAAATGACAGAAGAGGAAATTCAGAAACAAAGAGAATTATTTGTGGCAAAACTCAAAATTATGCAATCAAATTATGAGTTGAGCCACCCAAAGAAAGAAGAGGTGCCACATGAAAATTAAAGGTATTGATGTTTCCGGGTACAATGGAAATATTAACTGGTCAAAAGCAGCAGAAAACGGCGTTGAATTTGCCATTTTGAAAGTAATCCGAAAAGATTTGCAGCCGGACAAGTATTTTGAAGCAAACTGGACAGGATCAACAGAAGCTGGCGTTCCGGTGCAGGGCGTATATAATTACAGCTACGCAACCAACGCAGAAAAAGCGCAGACCGATGCGCAAAGAGTGATCGAAGTTCTTGCCGGAAGAAATGTGATGGTGTGGCTGGATGTAGAGGATAAGTGCCAGCAGAATATTGGCGATAAGATTGTCTCTATTATCAATGAATATCAGAAGATCATTGAAGCCGCAGGGTGCAAATTTGGTGTATACACAGGTCTGTCTTTTTACAACAGCTATATCAAGCCATATCTTGAGCATATTGATTGCCCGTTTTGGGTCGCAAAATACCCGTCCAGTACGCCTATGATGATTACGGCAGACGCACCAGAAGACAAGAAGCCTGATATTCTTCATGAACTTTACGGATGGCAGTACAGTTCAAAGGGATTTGTAGCCGGTGTTTCCGGATGCGTCGATCTGAATGAACTGTATGTAGCGGTAGACACGGTAAATGTAATGCCAGAGCCAGAGAACACGCTTCATAAGGTTGGAGAGGAAATCACGGTTTCTTCTTACTACAAATCTTCCACGGCTGGTATTGGAGATGCGATCATCAAGTATGCTTCCGGAACGATTACACGAATCAAGGCGGGTACGCATAATCCATATTGCTTTTCAAAAAATGGAGTTGCAGTAGGTTGGTGCAACGATGGAGATATTCGATCAACGGATGCTTCTGTGCAGTCTACAGATAAAAAGACAACGTATACGGTACGACGCGGCGATACACTTTCAAAGATCGCAAAAGAAAACAATGTAACGGTTGCAAAATTGCAGAAAGACAACGGGATCAAGAACCCAAACAAAATTTATGTAGGGCAGAAAATTTTGATTCAGTAAAAAATCAAGGACGGTAAGGTGTCACAGCCTACCGTCTTTTTATTATGCGTAGAAAGTTGGTGCGGTCATGGCAGATATTGATGAATTACAGATAAAAATTAAGGCTGATTCTGCAAAAGCGAGCGATTCCATTGATAAACTTGCATCAAGTTTGGATAGTCTTGGAAAAAGTCTATCATTTGATACCAGTAAACTTTCAAACATAGCATCTGGAATTAGAAGCATGTCTGACGCGGCAACAGGGTTTAAGGGTGCAAAATCAAAAGAGATTACATCACTTGCCACCGCATTAAGCAAATTCTCAAATGTAGACACATCATCTTTCTATGGTATATCTGCGGCAATGAAAAATCTTGCGGCAGGAATGAAAGATACAAAAACGATTGATGCAAGTGGAATTATGAATACGGCGGCGGCACTGTCTAAAATGGGCGGAACGTTGGCTACTGTAGGAACAAGCAATCTAGTTAAAATTAAGGATGACCTTGCTTACTTTGTCAAAGGAATGAACAGCGTAGGGGCACTTAACTTTGATACAACAGGTTTGACCAATCTGATAGGAAGTATCAGCAGACTTGGTGGTAAAATTTCTACACAGGCGACAGCCAATTTGCCGCAAATATCAGCGCAACTACAGAATTTTGTGCGCCAGATGAATAAAATCGGCGAACTGAAATTTGATATGACAAACATGAGTAGTCTTGTGACGTCTATATCAAGGTTAGGAAGCGTTGCGAGCGGCAGGGCAGTAAACAACATACCTTTGCTTGCAGATAATCTTAAATACCTGTTTGAGACTCTTTCAAAAGCGCCTAACGTAAGCGCAAACATCATCCGGATGACAGAAGCACTTGCAAATTTGGCAAAAACAGGCGCATCATCCGGTAGAGCAGCAACATCTCTCGGAAAAAGTTTGAACATTTTTAGTGGATCTGCGAACAAGGCGAAGAGTAGCAGCTTTAGTCTTGCGTCAGCATTTGGAAAACTATATGCATCATACTGGCTGTTATTCCGTGCTTTTTCAAAGATTAAGGATGCAATCGACATTTCATCTTCTTTGACAGAGGTTGAGAACGTTGTACGTACCACATTCGGCAATTATGAGAAGCTGATACAGGACTTTTCAAAAACATCCATACAGGATTTTGGCATGTCAGAGTTGACCGCTAAACAGGTGGCAAGCCGATTCCAAGCTATGGGTACAGCCATGGGATTTTCACAAGGAAAGATGGCTGACATGTCGCTACAGCTTACAAAGCTGACCGCGGATATGGCTTCTTTCTATGATATGGAGCAGTCTGACGTTGCTAGAAACTTGCAGGCAGTATTTACCGGAGAGACAGAGCCTTTAAGAAAATATGGTCTTGACCTCACACAGGCTACCCTTAAAGAGTGGGCTATGAAGCAGGGATTGGATGCTGACATTTCGTCTATGACGCAGGCAGAAAAGACCATGCTCCGGTATCAGTATGTTATGGCTAATACAGCCGCGGCGCAGGGAGACTTTGCGAGAACAGCAGACACATGGGCAAACCAGGTAAGAATCCTTAAGCAGTCATTTGAACAGCTTGCGGCTATTATCGGTGGCGCACTTATTAACGCTTTTAAACCGTTTGTGCGAACTCTTAATGCAGTCATGCAGAAAGTTATTGCTTTTGCAACGACAGTAACCAATGCGTTAGGATCAATCTTCGGATGGAAATTTGAGATTTCTGCCGGTGGTTTGGCAGATGATTGGTCTGATGCATCAGAGAGCGCGGCTGATATAGCAGACAGCACTGGACAGGCAGCGAAGAACGTTGAAAAGATGAATAAGGGCTTAAGAGCCTTTGACGAACTGAATCTGATTACCACTCCGGATAATTCAAGCGGATCTGGTTCTGGTGGTTCCGGCGGTGGTGGTGCATCCGGCGGTGGTGCGTCTGGTGGGCTGGTACAGGTAGATACCATTTTCAAAGATTATGAAAGCCAGATCAGAAGTTTGCGTGAACTTGGGGCATATATCAGCGATGCGCTATCAGATGCCATGGAATCTATTGACTGGGATAGAATTTATTCCAAGGCTAGAAATTTTGGAAAAGGGCTGGCAGATTTCCTTAATGGGCTTATTACACCAAGATTGTTCGGAGATGTCGGCATGACGATTGCAAGTGCGCTTAACACAGCAATTTATTCAGCCTTGTCATTTGGAGAAGAATTTGACTGGACAAATCTGGGAGATTCCATTGCCGCAGGAGTGAATCGCTTCTTTGAAACGTTTGATTTTTCGACACTTGGTAGAACAATCAATACATGGGTTCATGGAATATATGACACTATTACAACAGCAATTGGAAATATCAAGTGGTCAGAAGTATGGGATGGTGTAACGGATTTTTTGAGTGAAATTGATCTTGAGACAATATCTCTTATTATTGGAGCATTTGCACTTAAGTATGCAGGGAAATTTCTTACAAGTAAAATTCTTAAGGAAACAATAGGAAAGCTGATTAGTGAAAAGTTTGTGGCGGCTTTCGGATCAGAATCAGTGAAATCTATTCTTTCTTATGCAGTTCCGATTTCACTTTCCGTTGCAGTTGGGGCGTTAACTTTTACTATTGGAAAAGACAGTATAAAAAAAGATGCAGAAAATCTAGTAAAAGCATATAAGGATGGTGGATTTTTAAAATATTTGCAGGAAAGCTTAAAGCAGCTTATAAATCCGTTTGAGTGGATAAATGCATATGGTGGGGGCATTTTAAGTCAAAAAGGAATACTTGAGAGTTATTCAGACGGAGTTGACTTAAACATTAAGATGCCGAAAAAAGAAGATTATGCATCTTTAGATGAATACCAAAAGGCACTAAACGATTTCAATAATAATGTTCCAGACAGCTTAAAAGTTCCAAGTAGCTTTGATTTAAAAGCGTGGATAGATGAATGGAAACAAATGAATGGACTAGATAATGTGGACTTAAGGGCAGAAGTTGTTCTTCCAAACTTGAGAGAAAAAATATCTGGGTTTAAAGACGACGTAAAAGAATGGTGGGGATTAGATGTTGAACTACCCGTTCGCAATAAATTAACAACAACTTTAGAGGATGTTTCTTCATGGTGGGAAGATGTAAAGGAATATTGGGGAGAAAAAAAGCTCTCAATACAGACAGAAATAGGAGAAATAAAAGGTAAAATAGAAGAAAAGTGGAATGAAGCATCTGAATACATTCAAGAAAATATTTTGCCTTGGTTTACTAAAGATCATTGGCTTGAAATAGGAAACGGAATAAAAGAAGGTCTTTCGACTAAATGGGAGGAATTCTCTACATGGTGGAGTGACACAGGTATAGCCGTTTGGTGGAACGAGAAAGTTTCTCCATGGTTTACAGAAGATACATGGAAAAATCTTGGAGAAAATATAAGAAAAGGTCTATCTAAAAAGTGGGAGGAATTTACTGGATGGTGGGAAAACACCGGATTCTATAAGTGGTGGAATCAAGATGTTGCTCCAAAGTTTACAACAGACAAGTGGACATTTAGTGGTATTTCAGATGGATTAAAAAATGCATGGAATAATGCTATAGCCGCTGTAAAGCACATATGGAACGGATTTGCAAACTGGATGAACTCAAAGCTTTCTTTTTCGTGGGATGCGGTAAACATTGCTGGAAAGCAGATTGTTGGAGCCGGAAGTATAAATCTCGGGAAAATTCCTACTTTTGCCGCCGGAGGATTCCCAAGCCAGTACAGTATGTTTATGGCGGGAGAAAATGGACGGGCAGAAATGCTGGGGACTGTTGGAGGGAAAACAGCGGTTGCCGGTGGACAGGAAATTACAGGTATTCGAGATGCAGTGTACAGTACGGCGCAACAGGAAATAGAATTGCTAAGACAGCAAAATCAGTTGCTTCAAGGAATTTTGGAAAAAGAATTTGGGATTACATCCGAGCAGATCGGAAAAAGCGCTCGCAATTATGCAAAAGATTACTTTAACAGAACTGGAAGAGAAGCATATATTTTCTAATGACAAATACCGCCACTTGTGGTAGAATCATTTTATTACAAGTGGCGGGAGGGTAACACATGGCGTTGATTAAATGTCCTGAATGTGGAAAAGAAATTTCAGACAAAGCAGAAATGTGTATCAATTGCGGATTTCCGTTGAAACAACACGAAAACAATGAAATGTCTGCGGGGAAAAGTGAATTTTATAAATCATACGAACAAGAAAACGAAAATGATAGAGGGTGGGAACGCCCAAAAGAGCCAGAGATTACAGGCGTTGGAAAATTATTCTTAAGAAATTCTGTTGAAAGATCTCAAAACACGGGATTTAATGGTATATATAAATATACTTTATTCGGAGAAAAAAAAGAGGTTTACTGTCCAAGATGTGGGAGCGAAAATTGTTCTCATTATACGGAGCAGAAATTTGTACCAGGCAAAACAAAGACAAGATACACTGCAAATCTAAATCCATTTAAACCGTTTACTTTAGTAAATAAAAAGGAAAAGATTTTGAGAAAAGATCAAACATATGAAATAAATAAAATTATATGTAATGATTGTGGCTACACTTTCATATAAATTTGGATTTAATATGTGGAGAATTACGATGGAGAATAGGGAGTCTGAATCAGAACTAAATGAGTGCAAAAAGAAGTTGAATAAAGCACATCAAACGATAGAAGAATTGAAAATTAAGATGACGCAAGATAAAAAGAATTACAAATGGGAAATAAGAGAGTTAAATAAAGAAAAAGATGCATTAAAGGCGCACAATACTGATCTTTTTAATCGGGAGTCAAACGCGCTTATTCGTGCGGACGATTTGGAAAAAGAGAATATTGCATTGAAAAAAGAGAAAAAGAAATTGGAAATAAAAATAGAAAAACTGGAAAAAGAGAACGAAAACTTATTGAAGAAAAAGGATGAATGTACTAGGGATGCAGATTGGGAAAGGCTGGGGAAAGCGGGTATATAAGATGGAGCGCAGAGATGCGCTTCTTTTTTTTAAAATATTTCAAAAAGTATTGACAATTATTGCAACGGCACTTGGATTTGGAAAAGGAACAGCTCCGATTAACGCAATAAAAAGGCACGTTTATGAAGAGGATAAGCAACTCACCAAAATGGTGAGTCAGGGTCAGAATAGGGATATAACCGTTATCAATGAAAGCGGTTTGTACTCCCTCATTTTTGGCAGCAAACTGGAAAGTGCGAAGAAGTTCAAGAAATGGGTAACATCCGAAGTTCTCCCATCCATTCGTAAGACTGGTACATATATGATGCCTCAGACCACGGATGGGAAGATTGCATTGCTTGCACAGGGGCACACGGAGCTTAAAGCAGAGGTCGACGAAATCAAGGCGGATTTGGAAAGTCTTAAGATGGACTTACCGATACTTCCGGTGGAAGCCGACCGCATTACGGAAGCTGTCAGAAAGAAAGGCGTTTCAATCATGGGCGGCAAACAGTCGAGCGCATACAGCAACCGTGGATTGCGCCAAAAGGTTTACAACAACCTGTATGCTAATCTGAAATACAACTTTGGGGTTCGGTCTTACAAGAGCATCAAGCGTAGCCAGTGTGATAAGGCAGTGCAAGTGATAAATGCTTATCAAACGCCGTATTTTTTGCAGGAACAGATTGACGATGCCAATATGCAGCAGAGGTTGGAATTTGATTGACAGATTTTGGCATATGGTATAGAATACAAAATAATTAAAAATCACGCAGGTAAGACCTAAAGAAATTTAGGACGTCCTGCAAGCCTATGAGGAATAGGTGCGGATTCGTGACCGCCAGAGATTGGAGAGATTCAGTCTTTGGCGGTCTTTTTATTTAATAAAAACCATCAAGGAGGAATGGTATATGTTAGTAGAAATTAAGACAGTAAAAAAAGAAGAGGTAACGGTAGTAACAAGTCTTGATGTGGCGGAAACATTTGGTAAGGAGCATAAGAATGTTCTTGCTGATATAAGAAATATTCAGAATGATATTAGTAGCGCTGAATTTTCAGCTCTATTCTATGAAGAGACTTATACAGCATCAAATGGGAAGAAAAATCCTATGTATTACATGAACAGAGACGGTTTTACACTTTTAGTCATGGGGTATACAGGAGAAAAAGCCATGCAGTTTAAACTGGCTTATATCAAGCAGTTTAATGCGATGGAGAAGGCTCTTATTGGTAAAATCAAAGAACGAGAAAAAGGTATTGCCGTTAGGCAGGCTTTAACAAAGGCAATTCAACAGTCTGGAGAAAATGACAGGATGCATGGACACGCATATTCTACTTATACAGATTTGGTTTACAAGGCAGTTTTGGGGAAATCTGCAAAACAGTTGAGAGATGAATACGGAATAGGGAAACAGGATAATTTAAGAGATTTTCTATCAGAAGAAGAACTTGCAAAAGTGAAATCCGTAGAGATGGTAGTGAGCGGTCTTGTGGATTGTGGCTGGGGATATGATGAAATAAAGTTGTTTATTACGAATAAAGAAAAAAAGCTAATTGCAGCATAAAACGCCGGAAAGAATTATTGAGAGACATAAGAAGATATTCACAGCAGTTTAACGAGAGCAAGATTGCGCTGGTTGATTTCTTTATAGAAAGCACTTATAAGGACGGAAGAGGTGAGACACGACCGTGCTATCTGGTTACCAAGAAAGGTTGTGAGTTTATCGCTAATAAGCTGACAGGAGTAAAAGGTACGGCTTTCACAGCAAAGTATATCAACCGTTTCCATGAGATGGGAGATAAGTTGAAACCAAAAGCACCGCAGACGTATCTGGAAGCACTTAAAGCGTTAGTGGCTGCTGAGGAAGCAAAAGAAGAGTTGCAGGCACAGCTTGATGTATCAAAGGACTGGTATTCTATTAAGCGTGTTGCGGCAATGAACGGTGTGGACTGGAAAACATTTAACTGGCGGAAACTTAAAGAAAAGAGCATCGAACTTGGATATGGCATCAAAAAGATTTTCGATGCGAACTATGGCGAGGTCAATACTTATCATAGGGATGCTTGGGAAGCGGCATATCCGGATTATGAAATTTAGGAGGGATTTTATGAATGGAATCAAGATTACATATGGAAACGCGGAAGTAATTCACACGCCGGAGAAAATTGTGATTAAAGCGACCAATATCGAAGTAATCACAAAATAGATAAAGGAAAAGAAGTGGCATCTATCAAACTGGTAGGTGCTATTTTTATACCTATTTTCAGGAGAATAGCCATGAAAAAATATAAACCAATAGACTGGAGCAAGTGCCCGGAAAGTCGCACACCAATAGGAAATCCGAATAATTGCGTTGTGGCGGATATTCTGCCGGACGGAAAAACGGAAATCTTATTTTTAAGTGATGATAACGGTGTTCATATTTGTAAATCTGAAAAGACAACTTGATTGGAGGTGTTCGCATGGCGTACAGCGGATGGCTGTTAAAGATTGGAAATTATACAGTTCCAATGTCTTTTATGAAACCGGAGACATATAGCCCATATGTAAATATGCAGGACTTAGATGATTATACGGACGCTAACGGCTATCTACATAGAAATGCCGTGGAATTAAAGGCGTTAAAAGTTGAGTTTGAAACACGGGCTATGCTTACAAACACGGAATTTAATGCCATTATAAGTAAAATCCGTCAGCAGTTTACTAATGCAACCGGAAGAGCCTGCTATATCACGGCGTACATCCCGGAATATGACGATTATGTAACACAGTACGGATATATGGCAGATTTTCAGCCTACTATATACGGAACGTATGGAGGTCAAATCCATTACAACTCTGTAAGGCTAGCATTTATAGGGGGTGTATACGATGGTTGATTACCAATATTCAAACCTGTTTCTAAAGGACAGCGTAGACAAACAGTTAAACATCGTATCTGATGATGGGAAAATCAATATTACAAACACCGAACTACACCAAGAAAAATTTGAATTGACAGAAAGCTTATGTTCGGAATCTGAATTAACATTCGGGGCATGTGAAGCCGGAATGATTAAATTCACGGTGTCCAATGTATTCTTGCCAATGAAAGGCAAGTGGTTGACTGCAAAGATGACTCTTGATGGTCACGAAGATAAACCATTCCAAATAGGAAGATACAAGGTTTATTCTGACACACCTACGGCAGATCGGACGTGCCGGGATGTGGTAGCTTACGATGCTTTGTATGATATTTTATCATCTGATGTTGCTGATTGGTACAATAAGATACTTCCACAAAAAGATAGCAAGGTAACTCTCAAACAATTCAGAGATAGCTTTTTTAATCATTTTGGAGTGGAACAGGAAGAAGTATCTCTTGTAAATGATGAAATGATTATTGAAAAAACTGTAGAAGTGAAAGCATCAAGTAGCGGAAGTTCAGATACCGCAGAGACAAACACGATAGGCGAAGCCATAAGCGGAAAAGAGGTTTTGTCTTGTATACTTGAAATTAACGGTTGTATGGGAAATATCGGGCGCGTTGGAAAGTTTCGCTATGTGTACTTAACGCAAGAGATGCAGGGGCTTTATCCGGCGAATGATCTTTACCCGGCGGATGATCTTTATCCTAGAAATCCAAAGAGCACCAGCATAAGTAAAAGTCAGTACATTTCAGCACAATATGAAGATTATATTGTAAGAACGATTGACAAACTGCAAATTCGTGAAAAAGAGAATGATATAGGAGTGATTGTAGGTGATGGCGGAAACACTTATGTGATCGAGGGAAATTTCCTTGTTTATGGGAAAGAGACAAAAGAATTAAACGAAATTGGAGAAAAAACGTTATCAAAGATAAAAGGAATTATATACAGACCATTTAGTGCTGACTGCAAAGGAAATCCATGCCTTGAAGCCGGAGATGCGGTACGGCTGACCACAAAATATGAACTGATCGAGACTTACATCCTAAAGCGCACGCTGAAAGGCATACAGGCTTTGCGCGACTATCTGGAAGCGGACGGGGAAGAGTACCGGACAAGTAAAGTCAACGGAATACAGCGGAGCATATTGCAGCTGAAAGGAAAGAGCAACACGCTGGAACGGTCAATTGAGGAAACAAAGTCGACAATCGTTGATGTGGAAAAGGGCTTGCAGTCCCAGATCACACAGACAGCCACAGAAATCCTTTCAGAAGTAAAGAATACCACTGACAGGTTATCATCTCGTATAACCCAGAATTCAGAAAGCATTACCGCCGAGGTAAACCGGGCAACAAATGCAGAGGGAACATTATCATCAAAGATAACCCAGACAGCAGAAAGCATTACTGCCGAGGTAAACCGGGCAACGGAAAAAGAAGGACAGCTTGCGGCGGCAATACAGGTCAATGCAGAGGGGATCACAAGCAAAGTTTCCCGAGACAGTGTTGTTTCGGAAATTAACCAGTCAGCAGAGGGATTAAAGATTAGAGCTGATTTGTTGGAACTCAGGGGATCTGTGGAGATGAC